CTCCGATGCCGGGCTTGATCAGACTGATCGGCCAGGAGTAGCCGGGCTGGCGATGCCAATCCAAGAGCGTGAACGGCCACCCGTTCGGCTCTGCCCAGAAGGGGATCGGCCACTGGCAAGACATGAACAGCGTCTGCGGGACGCCCGTCTCGTCCACCTCCTCTTGGAGCATGGCCGGCGGCGCGTTCAAGGGGAAGTCGATTCCCTCCGCGACGACGATGTAGCAGTTGGGCCCCAAGGCGTCGAACTTGCCTCGCAGGTCACGGTCAGCGTCCTTCAGCCGGTCGCCAAACCCAGTCTTGCTGTAGACCTCCCAGTAGCAGATCAGGTCGTTGGTCTTGCCAGTCTTCTTCTTGTGTTCGTAGCCCCGACTGCCCTGCTCGGCCCGGGTGGAGTAGGACTCAATGTGCCCCTTCAGCTCCGAGCGATCCAGGCCGAACTTGGCCGCAACGTCGTCGATGGGCTGCACTCGCCTCCGGGCCGCCCAGCGAATGTCGTCGAACTCGTCCGCGTCCGGATCCCACACCAAGTTGTCGATGGAGTCATAGAACGACCCAGCCAACTTCACGGCCGATCCGGGCGGCTGGTACAGCTCATGCCACCACACCCCAGCACCCTTGATGAACGCCTCGTCAACCACCTTGCGGGTGTGCCGCTTCAGGTCCAGTTCGTTGGGCGTGTAGTTCAGGTAGTCTTCCAGGAGTTTGGCGATCAACTTGCGCCGCTCGTACATGAACCCCTGCTGCTGGACGGCCTGCTGGTAGGCCATCATCATCATGTCTGGCATCATCACCATCTGGCCGTCCGGCCCCATGACCGGCTGGCCGTCCGGCCCCATCTGCGGAACCGGCGGCTGGGGCTGAATCCCCAGCATCGCCGGACCGATCAGCGGATAGTCCTTGGGGGAGACAGTCCGCTGGGGGTTGCGGTGATGGATGACAGACCCAAAGAGAGTGACCGCCTCAAAGACGCGGTTCACAACCATCCGGTACGGAGGCGCCGAAATGCCCTTGTTGTAGCCCCGCTCGCCCCGGGAATGCTCGTTGCCCCACATGGCGTTGGGGTCCGACGAGTAGAAGCCCATGGCTTCCTTGGCGTCATCGGTGAAGGCTTTCTTGTGGGCTTCAGCCTGCTTAATGCACTCCAGCCAGCGCTTGGCTATCGGGCGCAGGGGATTGTCGTCGGGCATGGCGTCTCCTACTGACTAATGCCCCTACTTGCGACTTTTGGGGTCCAGGGCCTCCAGCTTCTTCTCCAGGAGGGAAACACGCTCGGAAAGCAGGGCAATCTTGGGGTCCTTGGGCCGATGCTCCCAGAAACCGTACCGCTTCCATTCCGGGAACTCGTTGACCCCCTCGTCCGTGACATGGTGGACCGAAGGCCTGATTGACACCCCGGCCTCACCGGCCATGGCGTACAGCGTGAGCGTCCGCGAGGCGGCCTTGCAGACGATGGCCGGCACCGAAGGGGCACCTTCATGCGTCATAAACAGGACAATCTCACCAACCTCGGCCTTGGGCATTTCGTAATTCATCGACTGATACTCCCATTGGGGGCTAGGAACACACACGGATCTTCGGACTTGCGCTCACGGGCCAGCCGGGCGGCCCGCCACTTCACCCACCATGGTTCGGGGCCGACCTGAGATGGCGGCCGGTGGTAGCGCGGCTCGTAGGCACAGAGGTATTCGGCTGTCTGGCAGGCATGGACCTCGCCCCGCGTCTGCGGCTCGTCGGTCACGTACACCTGCCCGTTGACGGTACTTGTCTTCTTCCTGTACCGCTTCAGCTCCCGGACGAGGTTGGGACAGCCGCCCTCCAGGATTTTGAACTTGGTCGTCCCGTCGCCACGGATGTGCATCATCTGCCTGACCATGGCAGTGCGAGACGGGATGTCGTCCGAGCCGGGCAGGAACTGATGGCCCGTCAGGGCGAACTTGACATTCCGCTTCTTCAGCTCCTCGGAGTACAGCTCATGCGGGAGCCGGCCGGACCCAAGGTCACGCAGGGCGCCACCGTGCATGTCCATGATCGCCGCGTAGATGTACTGGTGCTGGGCCTTGGCGCAGAACTGCTCGCCCCAGATCAGGGCGTTGCAGTTGCGGATGTACAGCTCGTCATAGAAGAGAAGGAACTTCTCGTCTGGGGGCACGGCTGCAAACAGCGTGGCCATGACGGCATGCCCGGGGTCAATCGCAACGTACCGCGTCCACTCAGGCGGGATCTGGCCGTCAGGCAATTCCGACCGGCCCATCATGTGGACCGACGCATTGAACGTCGGGTACATGAGCGTGGAGCCGGTGGTGAACTCGCCCTCGGCACGCATCTTCAGTTCGTCTGGGCCGAGCGCCGCCCACCGCTCCAGGTTCTTTTTCTTCTCCTCCTGGTCGATGTGGTCGTTGTCCAAAAAGCGCAGGACGAACTTCTTGATGATGGGGTTCTCTACGCCTTCTTCCTCGGCCTTGTCGGCGCGCTCGCACAGGCCCAAGAGGGCGTCATTCTTGGACCACGGCATGGCCGACCAGACGAATCGTCCCTTGCGATCCGATAGGCGGGCCTGCATTTCCCCCACCCAGCGCTCATTGTTGATGTCTTCATCGATATGAACGAGGTCGGCCTGGAATCCCTGCGGAGGCTCTCCCTCTGACGAGAAGCAGTAGATGGTCCAGCCGTTGGTCAGCTCCGCCTTGTTGAGGTAGCCGGCGTTCTTCTGGGTCCACGCCATGTCCTTGATCATGCGCGGCGGTATCAAGGGCGGGGCCGGCTTGGACTGGGCCTTCCGTTCGATGTCGCCAAGAAGCGCGGGGTTGAAGGCGCGCCACATCCCAGTGATCCTGTCCCTAATGATCCGGAACGCCCCGGCCTTAAACAACATCGGATACACCACCATGCCGATGTGCTGCCAGTTCTTGCCGATGATGACGAGGTTGCCACCTTCCTTCGGGTACTTGTTGTGCGGGTCCTGCCCGGTAGCGGCGCGGGCATCTTCGATGAACGTGCATGCACTTTTGCCGCTTCTGTTGCCACCGATTACCAGACGTTCACTGGCGATGCAGGAATGGAACTCCTCCTGCTTCGGCATGGGCACCCATAGACGCAGCGCCTCCAGACGACGCTCAGTGAGCGCAGCCTGAACGTCTTTCATCTGCGAAAGGGCGTGTTGCGTCAGCCCGCCGATTGGGCCTTCAGCCTTCGGCGGAGGTGGTATCTTCGGATGCTTTGGCATGTTTTTTTGCAAGAAAACGTGACGCGGGGCTGGGCGTCCATTCGCCGCACTGGTCAGTGGGGCCGGTCAGCGGGAAGGAGCTGTTGTCCGGGCCCGCTATCGGCGGGTATCTCCGGCACTTGCCGAATGTCTCCGACACTGCCTGCCACCAGCGGCAGGTTTGGCACACTATGTCCATCGACCACCTCAACTTTCTGTATTGTCAACGCCGCCTCCAAGACCTGTCGTCTCAGTTCGGCCTCCAGCTCTTCCTCGCTCATCAACTCCAGCGGCTTCTTCGATCCGCCCATGGCAGTGTTGTCCTTCACCAGTCGGACCACAGAGTCCAGCATCTTGGTGCGGAATGCCCCGCCAACAGGCGAGTCGTAGAATTGCTTCATAAAGGCGTTCGCGAACCCACGGACGCCACCGAAGTACTCCATGATCACTTCGGTCAGCTCGGACGAGTGCGGGATGTTCGCCCCGCCCAGGCGAGAGGCTTTGATAAAGGAGTCGATAGCCGACTTCTCAATCTTTGCCAGCCGCCGGTTGCGAACCTGCTTCCGCTCACCTTTGAGACGAGCGTTCCGGCACTTGCGACAGCGGGCGTGATACCCGTCCTTCGACTTGTGGAAGTTCTCAGTGGTGGCAGGGTAGGATTCCCCGCACTGTATGCACGCCTTATACCCCGACACTCTTTAGCCACGCAGGGGGAGGAATGTCGATCAACTTCACGCCTGGGTCCACGTTGCCTTCCCAGCAGGACTTCAGTTTGTTGCTGATGTCCTTGGCCGCCAGGACCTGCGGCTTGCCCACGCACTTCGGCTTCCAATGCCCCGCCCAGGCGTCCCAGTTGCAGTACACCGGGTTGTACCCCAGCTTCTGCGTGCCCACCAAGGAGAGGTCGCGGGTCTGTGTTACATCCTCCGTCGAAGCCTTTTCCGAACAGTGCTTGTCTTTCCACTCGTAGTAGAACCACGGGTGGTCGGTGTCGGACTTGGGCTCGGTCAGATCGAAGCACCGCATGTCGTACATGATCAGGCCGGTCGGCAGGGCGCCGCACTCCTGAATGCCAGCCATCTTCACGGCTGTGTGGCGGTCGTACATCTCCAACTGGAAGTCCGGATTGGGATTCTCTGACACCCAGTTGTTCCATCGGAACACGTACACGTTCTCGCACGGCGGAGGGCCGCAGTACGGGGCGCCGATGCAGCACGGACCCTTGGCGTAGTGGCCGACGAGGAAGTCGAAGCTGCTTTTGAAGAACGGCTTGGACGACGGACTGCCTGCCAGAACATCCGGCTTCATGTCGCTGTCCACCATGACCAGCACATCGACGCCGGCATCGCGGGCCATCAGCACGGCCCGGTTGCGGGTCATAGTGATGGGCGTGTCAGACAAGTTCCACACCCGGACGCCCGACACGCGGTCGTCCTTGGTCAGCTCCAAGACAGTGGGAATCATCCACTCCCGGATGTCCGGCACTTCCGACGAGATGCCGCCGTTGCCGCCATAGCTAAACGTGACGAAGCCGACCTGGAATTTCTGCTGCATGATCACCTCGGGGGGGGTGGTGATAGTCTACCAGACTAATGAACGGCTGTCCACACTACCGAAACCGGCCACCAGCAGGCGGGCTGCTGGGTCGCTGCGGCATTGGGGGCCTGCCAAATGGATTGCCAGACATCGGCTGACCGCCAAACGGCTGGCCGTACGACTGCTGCGGTGCGCCGGAGGGCTGCGGCCGGTAGCCACCTCCGCCCTCTCCGCCACCTCGGCGGCCTCCTTCGCCACCGCCACGCATGCCCTCTCCACCACGGCGGCCTCCTTCACCACCGCCACCACCCTCGCTCCCGCCGGGGCGGTAGTTGCTGAATGGGGGCGGGGATCCACCATACGGCGTCCCCTGCGGCGACGGCTGGATGGGCTGGGCTGTCCCCATCCGCCACTGCTGCTTGGGCGTCATCGGGGCGGCGGGAGCCGGCGGTGCGGCGGGACCATACATCGACACCGGGCCTTGGGGCTGCGGGGCACGCTGGTAAGGCGAAAACCCGCCCGCAGCCTGCCACTGTTGCCCCCCGTAGCCCGGCTGGTTGCCATAGGCTGGCGGGGCGTACTGCATGGGCGGAGGGCCGTACGGCGTGCCATGCGGCGGCGAGCCAATGGGCTGGCCCCACGGGTTATAGGACCTCGTATACGACCCATTGGGCATAATGAGGCTCATCAGCTTTCCTCCACGGTGTCGTCTACGCCCATGCCGGTGTCCTGCATCATCCGCAGCCGGAGCATGTCCAGATACGGATCCTCGCCACGGACCTCGGCTATTAACTGACGCAGGTAGTCCAGGTTTTGAATGGCCGGATCGTTCATTTCACGTCCCAGAAAATGGAAAAGCCTCTGACCAAGTTGCCCTGGTCAGAGGCTCCCCCCTAGCCCCAAACAGGGCATAACTCAATACCGGGTCTGCAGGATCGCCAAGACGTTCGCGCCAGTGGTGGCACCGACACTGCACGCACGGCCCAGGACGCCCACGCCGTTATCGCCGCCGCCAGTCGTTGCAGCCGAGAGCGGCGACACCGTCACGCGACCGGAGGTCGTCGCACCGGAGGTCACCGCCGTGATGCAACTCAGGCGATTGCCGACCGCAACGTCCGAGCCCGACAGGGCCACGGCCACTTCAGTCGGCCCGCTGACCGTCACCCAGAACACATCCTTGTCAGCCACGCCGCCCGCCGCCAGATGCTCGTCCACCACGCCAACCCGCTCCTCGTTGGTGACAGCCGCATAGCCGTCAACATGAGCGAAAACCGCCGTGCCGGCCGTGCCGACCGCAAACCGCACCACCCGCTTCGGGAGCAGAGCGGCGCCAGAGGCGTTCCGAACTGCCACGCAGGTCTTGATGCGGTTCGACCGCACCTTGCCGGTCGTCGGATCAACGTCCGGGAACTGCTTGACAGCACCCACCCAATTCTTGCCGTCGTCGTTGGAACTGACGCCGAGCGTCTGGCCAAGGGCGAACGGCGGATCGATCAGAAGACTCATTGGTCACTTACTCCTTGGTTTAGACGACGAGCTTGAAGAAGTTACGCGGGCTCTTGAACTTGAGGTTACCGAGCGTGGACACCACGTAGCGATATTGCTGCGTGATTTCGTCGTAAAACGGTCCCTCGCTGGTCAGCAAGTTCCCTTCCATGCAGAGCAGTTCGATGTTGCCCGTAGCCAG